GAAGCCAATTCTGGAGTCCAGGCTTTGACGCCACACCGAGAATGGTAGTAACGCTCGGTAAAAGGCCCAGCTTTTTTGCATCTCTAAGAGTCGTGTTGCGGAATCCTTTTCCATCGGCTCGTTCAATCGTATAGGCTGGCTCTCCATCTTTGGTGTACCAATGGCCTGATTCACTCTTTTGTTCCTGCATTTTTTCTTCCCCTTTTTGGTTTTACTGCATCCGTGTGTATATCGTATGTTGTCTCTTGGGCAACAGTTGTAGCCTTTGGAGCAACAGTTATTGTAATGCCTGGTTCTTCATACTCTACAGGAATTTCTTGCCCGCACCAGTCCTGTGGCATTTTATTAATCACCACAGGGTTGAGTTTACAAGCTCCCATCATATCGTTTTGATTAAATACAAAAAACTTACATACTCGGCAAGTCATTTAATTCCTTTTGCGTAATCAAGGATACGTTCTGAATCGTAATAGTTCTCGCACATATTGGCAGCAACGTGCAGAACCGCATTAATTACAGCAGCTAAATCTTCTGGTGTAAAGCTGATAAGCAGTTGCTCCTCATCTACACCTACTGGCTGCCAACTTATTTTAGAGCTTTGCTCAACAAGGTTTTTAATTTGGTTCTGCATAGTGTTCTCCTTTAGAACGGGGTACTATCATCTATAAACGGATCATCCTTTGGTAGTTCGTCTGATCCTGCTGGTTTAAATCCTTGTGGGATTTTTTCTTTGCCGATTGATACGCTAAGAAACTTTGATCCTTTAGTGGATGTCTTAGTCCAGGCAGATAAGTAATGTTCTTTGCCATTGACCATAATTGTTCCAGTAAAGTCAGGATGGTTGTCAGAAGCCTTACGCTCATTTTTAAACAAACTTCCTGAACCTTCTTTTGGTGTATATGCCATGCTATTTCCCCTTATAAAATATCTTCTGCTACAGACTTCATTGATTGACTAGACTTCACTTGTTTTGGTGCTTCATCTTCTGGCAAATCCTCGCCAGCATAGATATACAAACCAATGCCATGCAAGGCAATCGCTTTAACTAAGCATCGTTGCATAGCAGTATTGACATCCATTGCATTAGGATTGGCAATCGGTTTATTCATATTGTTAATGATTGGTAACTGTGATGTCATTGCTTTACCAAAAGCATGAACTGTGCAAAATACCATGCCTGTATCGCCAATGGCGCAATAAGGCAACAAAGACCCATCAGCTTGTTGAAATAGTTTGTAATCCCAGCTTGCTGTAGGATCAGCTTGAAGCAACTGATCTGTGGCCCATGCCCAAGAAAGATAAGTAAAACGGCCTTTGCGCTCGGTATGGTCGTTAACATTGATCTTGCGAAGCTCTAAAAATTTAGACATGGTTGCCTCCAAATACTTTGCCAAAGTCATCAAAGACTGTTTGCAAAAGATTGTTGCGTGTATTGTTTGGTTTACCGCAAGCAGCACGAATAACATCCACATCGTCTTGCGACAATTCTGTGCCGTATTCCATGTTATCTAACGCTATTTCCAAGCGTTGCTCCATTTCGGTCATAACTTGATACAACTCATCCATTTAAATTCCCCTTAAATGACATAGCGAAGTTGCTATATCTCCATTATTAAGCAATATTCAGGACTTTGCAATACCTTTGCAAAAATAATTACTTATGTTGTAAGATTGCTAAATGGGACTAAAACTTACGGATTCAGCAATAATTGATTTGCTTGGGGGAACTGCCAAAGTAGCCAAATTAACAGGGGTAAGCCCAGCAGCAGTTAGTTTGTGGCGAAAAAACAACATTCCAGCATCTCAATACGCATTTTTAGGGGCAACTCTTGAAAGGGAGTCGCATGGTTTAATTACACGCAAGGACTTGTTTCCTCAGTCCTGGCATCTTATATGGCCCGAACTTCAATGAGAATAGTTTGCTGGTTTAGTTGTGGGGCTGCAAGTGCGGTAGCTACCAAGTTAGCGATTGCCGAAAATGCTGGCAAATTGCCACTTATTATTGCTTATACCGAAGTCAAAGAAGAACACCCTGACAATAAGCGATTTTTAGCAGATTGCGAGGAATGGTTTGGGCAAAAAATAGAAATATTGGGCAATGACAAATACGAGCGTTCAATTTACAAAGTATTTGAAAAAAACTTTATTCGCACACCAAAAGGCGCACCTTGCACAAGAGAGCTTAAAAAACGCATTAGACAGCGTTTTGAGCAACTTACAGATCGTCAAGTGTTTGGCTATACCGCAGAGGAGCAAGCCCGCTTAGATCGCTTTATAGACGCTAATAATGATGTTGATATTTGGACTCCATTGATTGACAAAGGCTTAGGAAAAGAAGATTGCTTGGCTATGCTTAAAAATGCCAACATTGAGCTTCCAGCGATGTATAAACTTGGATACCATAACAATAATTGCATAGGATGTGTCAAAGGCGGTATGGGCTATTGGAATAAGATTAAAATTGATTTTCCAGAGCATTTTGACCGCATGGCAAAGTTAGAAAGATTTAAAAAACAAACTGTATTTAAAGACAGATATTTGGATGAACTAAAGCCTACAGATGGCAATTATCCTAAAGAACCTGACATTGAGTGCAGTATTTTTTGTTATATGGCAGAGCAGGATATTGCAAAGTCTTAAAATTGTTGTAAGATGTTATTTCTTTGATTGGCGGCTCTAACGACATCGTAGCGATCAAAGTGTTGTAGCGTTACTAGAGGGAAGATGCTGAAATAGCGCAATACAGGTGGCGAAGCTAGTGCCTGTGCATCGAACGACTGGCGGGTTCTGTGGCTCCGGATGGGCAGAATTGAAGGCGAACTTAGGTAGGCTAGGTTCGCTCACCAGAAGGGCAAGGAAGGTTTTATATATACTTTAAGTGGTTTTGTATAATAACTAGGGGGAACTATGATTGAAGATATGGTAAGTGCTAAAGAGTTTGTCAACGCTGACACTCAAACACGGGAGTCTATGCTCATTGATATGTTACGAGTAGCAGACATGGAAATTAAATCATTGCGAGAACAACTTTTATTTGCTAGGCGTGAACTAGAGGCTAATAAACAACTTATTCATGCGCTTGGGCCTGCTGCTTTTGAAGGCAAACATTAATGGAAATTTTAATTAAGAAAATTAAAGAAAACAAAGATGGATCAGCCGAAGTCCATGTGCATTACGACAGGGAAGGCTTGCATTTTCTTGTCCAACAAGGACTGACTTGCACTTTGGTAGAAGCTATAATGATGGAACGTAACGGGGAGATGTTTCATGTTTCAAGCGTTTTGGGATCTGTACCCAAGAAAAGTAGCAAAAAGAGCAGCGCAGTCAAGCTGGAATCGGTTAAGCGAGTTAGAGCAAAAAGAAGCTCTTGATGCCATATCAAATCATTTAAAATATTGGAAGCTCAAAGAAACTTCAAAAGAGTTTATTCCTCATCCCGCCACCTGGCTAAATCAAGGGCGATGGGAAGATGAAATTGATCTAACAGAAACTGTAAAAAAACCACAGTTGCCGTGGTTCTCATCGGATGATTTAACTCTAGCTAAAGCAAGAGAATTAGGAATAACGCCTTATGCTGGAGAATCATTCTACCAATTACGACAACGAATTTCGGCACAAATCAGCCGTCAGACAACTGTGTAAATGGCGAGCGCAATGGGGATTAGCAAAGTTTAGACAATACATATCGAGCAAGAAATTGCCTCAAGTATTATTGCAAGACTATGCTATTCAGTATCAATTAGGAAACAGGGGGGAATACAAATGTTGGAAAAAACCATTATCGCAGCAACAGGGCTTGGATATTTGATGGTAGGCGTATTGCAATTACGCAAGGGTGCATTTCCTAACGCAATTATTTGGTTAGGCTATGCGTTTAGTCAAATTGGATTATGGCTTGCGCTTAAATGAACTATCTATCTGTTTGTTCTGGAATTGAAGCTGCCACAGTTGCGTGGCATCACATGGGTTGGAAACCTGTAGGATTTAGCGAGATTGAGAAATTTCCTAGTCAAGTGCTTGCACATCATTACCCACACGTCACCAATTATGGTGATATGACTAAATACAAAGAATGGAACATCAATGACTCAGTTGGACTTTTGGTCGGAGGAACTCCATGCCAATCATTTAGCGTTGCAGGTCTTAGAAAAGGACTTGAAGACCCAAGAGGAAATCTTGCCCTTACCTATGTTGGAATTCTTGACAAGTTTAGACCCAAGTGGTGCATTTGGGAAAACGTGCCAGGTGTCCTTAGTTCAGGCGAAGGAAGGGATTTTGGAGCCTTCCTCGGGGCGTTGGCTCAACTCGGGTATGGGTTCGCATACAGGGTGCTTGATGCTCAATACTTTGGAGTCGCCCAAAGACGCAGACGAGTGTTTGTTGTCGGATGTTTTGGAAGTTGGCAATCTGCCGCAGAAGTATTATTTGAGTCCGAAAGCCTGCGAAGGGATATTAAGAAGGGCAGAAGCGAGAAAAAAGATATTGCCAATTGCATTACAAAAAGCCCTTCAAGCCACAGTAGCTACAACCCAGCAAGAAGTGAAGGTAACGCTGTAGTTGTTCAATGGCCTGCTGATAAAGCAAATACATTAAAT